AACCTCTGACGCAGAAAGAAATCATATTAGATTAAATATTGAAGCAGTTACACAAGGAAATACTCCACCTATTCAAAGTGGTAGTGAACCTGGCGCAATGTTTAGTGCTTCAGCCATAATACCTCTTCCAATAAATAGTTGTAGTATGACTTTAATTGATGGTAATGTTGGTAGACCTGGACAAATATTGGCTAGAAGAAATGACGGAGTTGATACATATATACTTAGTGCATCTCAAGATCACCTATTCACAGACGAAGGCATAGAATTTAAACATATATTGTACCAAAAAACAGGTTCAAATTTAGAGTTATATATCGATAATACTCTAACCCACGCAATAACACAGTCGGATATGGGTGATCCCAAAAATAAAGATGATATTTATTTTGGCGTAGCAACCAGATTAACTTGGTCAGGAGAGTATGAAAGAACTAATGATGGATTGTATAGAATAAACCCAGGAACAGGAAATCCAATTAGAAAAATGGCCCGCGAGTTCATGTCGCCAATATCTGGTGCACTTGACGAAATTAAAATATTTGACAAGGCATTAGACTCGACACAAAGAGATTTTATCTATAATTGCCCAAATGGAACTCCATTTGTTGGAAACGTAATGCATGAACATGGGATAATAACAATAACCCACCCATCTTCAGCATACGATGGAATTTCTAAATTTTGTACCGCGTCTTTTAAAAATAGCTTTGAAATAACAGAAAATTCATATACTGCAGAAATTAAAAGAGGAGAGTTTAACTTTACAACGAATCCAACAATACTTGATAGATCTGCCCAAGGATTAAGAGAGGCAAAAATATCGTCGTTTGTGACTGATACGGATTGGGATCCTTATATAACAACAATAGGTTTATATGATGACAATGCAAGACTCTTGGCGGTTGGTAAATTGTCTCGTCCACTTAAAAAAGATGACGGTTACGATACAACAATAGAAGTAAGATTTGATACATAATAATTAGATGATAGAATGGCTTAGACATATATTGGGTATTTGTGGTGAACCGCACCCAAGTCTATTAACAATAATTTACGGTACACCAATTTTAGGTTATATTACATACAGAATAAGGGATTATATAAATGGCAAGAAGAATAAGTAAAGCTAGATCAAATGCAATCAAGCATGGATACAGGTCAGGATTTGAGCATAAGGTAGCAGATCAACTAAAAGAATCAAAAACTAAATTTGAATACGAAACTACAGTTATAAATTATATTAAACCAGAAACCCAACACAAATATACTGTAGATTTTACATTACCAAACGGTATATTGGTAGAAACAAAAGGAAGGTGGGTTCTTGAGGATCGTAAAAAACATTTACTAATAAAGAAACAGTACCCAAAATTAGACATAAGAATTGTTTTTCAAAACCCAAATGGAAAAATAAGAAAGGGAAGTAAAACAACTTATGCTGATTTTTGTGAAAAACATGGAATAGTTTGGGCAGAAAAAGAAATACCAACCGACTGGTTAAAATAATCACCTAAAATTTTACCAACACAAATATTTTTATTATATTACTACTAATGAAAAGTGTAAGATTAGTACAACTATTAGAGTCTGTTTTATTAAAAGGAGACCACAACCACAAGCAAAGTGAAATCTCATTTAAGTGTCCTTTTTGTAATCACCACAAGAAAAAACTAAATGTTAACTTACTAAGTCAAAAGTGGCATTGTTGGGTTTGTGGAATGGGTGGTCACACAATACTTGGATTATTTAGAAAGCTAAGAGTAGAAAAAAGGTTTTATGATTTACTTAATAAAATAACGGGTGGTAAAACTTATTCTGTTGATAAACAATATGAACATCTAAGTTTACCAGCTGAATTTTTACCTCTATGTAAAGCCAATTTAAAAAACCCAGAAGCCAAAAACGCACTGCACTACTTAAATAGCAGAAACATAACTAGCCAAGACATATTAAAATATAATATAGGCTATTGTGAATCTGGAAAATATAATGGAATGATAATTATTCCAAGCTATGATGAAGATGGAAAATTAAATTTTTTTACAGGCAGAAGCTATTATGACGTTAATTTTAAACACCTAAACCCGGTGGTAACAAAAGACATTATAGGATTTGAACTATTTATAAATTGGAATCAACCAATAACAATTGTTGAAGGAGCCTTTGACGCAATAGCAATTAAAAGAAATGCTATTCCATTGTTTGGAAAACTAATTTTAGATAAGTTAAAAATAAAAATTTTAGAAAAAGGCGTAAAGAGGGTAAACGTTGCCTTAGATAAAGATGCCATGACAAACGCTATAGATATGTGCGAGTATTTTATTTCAAACGGAATATCAGTACATTTTATAGATTTACCAGAAAAAGATCCTTCTGAAATAGGATTTTTTAATATAACAAATATAATAAACAATGTTAAAGAGTTAACACCCTTAAAACTCTTGGAGTATAAAATAAATGCATATTAATTTAAAATTTAACGAAGTTGAAAAAATATTACACGTTGCAGATGTACATATTAGAAATTACAAAAGACACAAAGAATACAGGCAAGTGTTTAGAAAATTATATAAAGCTGCCAAAGCTTTGCCTGAAAATAGCATAATATATTTGGCTGGAGATATTGTACACACAAAAACAGATATTAGCCCAGAACTGGTAAGTATAGTAAGCGAATTTTTTAATAAGCTTGCAAACATACGACCAACAGTTTTAATTGCTGGTAATCACGATGCCAACCTTAATAATAGGTCAAGACTAGATGCGTTAAGCCCAATAGTAGAAAATTTAGCAAATGAAAACTTATATTATTTAAGAGATAGTGGAATATATACGTTTGCAAACGTTGATTTTATAGTATACTCTGTTCTAGAAGAAACAGAAACCTGGCCTGATGCAAAAAAATCAAAATCTAAAAATAAGATAGGTTTATTTCACGGTGCAGTAAACAATTCAAAAACTGATGCAGGCTATACTGTAAAAGATGAAAATTTACCGTTAAAAACTTTTGATGGCTGCCACATGGTAATGTTGGGAGATATACACAAATACCAACATTTAAACAAGTCTGAAACAATAACATACGCAGGATCTCTTATACAACAAAATTTTGGAGAAACTTTTGAAGATCATGGATATGTTATTTGGGATGTTAAAACTAGAAAATCTGAATTTTTTAATATAACCAATGAATATGGATATTATACAATAAGAATGAAGGATGGAGTATTACCAAACATTGATGATATACCAAAATATCCTAGGCTAAGGTTTATAACGGAAAATACTACCCAAGCACAAGTAAAAGAGTCTTTATTAGAAATACGAAAAAAATGTAGGGTTCAAGATTATGTTGTAATACGTGGAGATAAGATTTCAAATATATCAAATAATTCTAGGTCTTCAACTGAAATTACAAGGGATATTAGAGATTCTGAGTATCAAAATAAACTAATAATAGAGCACCTTCAACGAAATTTTGCGGACATAGACGAAGAAAAAATATCTAGAATAAGAAACATAAATAGAGAATTAAACAAAATGTTGCCTGACATTGAAATAGGCAGAAATATAAAGTGGAAACCTAAAAGGTTTGAGTTTTCTAATATGTTTAGTTATGGAGAAGGAAACACCATAGACTTTAATAATATGAAAGGAGCAGTCGGAATATTTGCAGCAAATCATGCCGGAAAATCTGCAATATTAGACGCTTTATCTTTTTGTATATTTGATAAATGCTCTAGAACTAAAATGGCGGCCGCCGTAATAAACAATAAAAAAAATAATTTTTCTTGTAAACTAAATTTTGAAATTGATGGTGTTGATTATTTTATAGAAAGAAAAGCAAAAAGAAAAAAAGATGGCGGTGCACGAGTTGACGTAAATTTTTGGATGGTTGGAGAAGATGGGTCTATAATATCATTAAATGGAGAGCAAAGAGTATATACAAATAGAAATATTAGAGGAATGCTTGGTAGTTATGAAGATTTTGCACTAACATCTCTATCTGTTCAAAATAATAATACTGGATTTATAGATAAAACGCAGACAGAGAAAAAAGACCTACTGGTACAGTTTTTAGATATAACCGTTTTTGAAGAACTATACCAATTAGCAAATGAAGAAATAAAAGACGTACAGGTACTATTAAAAGACTTTAA